TTGTTTCCTCTGAAACATTATCTTCAATCAATTTAATGTAACGATTATTAGCCAAAGACTTAGCATGACGCCAACCTTTGACCTCTACGATGTCTCCAGCCACAAGTTTGCGACCTTCAACGAGCATTGATTTTAAGATTTCGGCTTTCATATTACGCAGTCATGTCAATCCATACATAAGAAAATGTACGGGCTGTGTCGTTGATTGCTGAACCTGTTGGATTGTAAAGATAAATTGATACTGTGTCTGCGGCTGAAATAGCGGCGCCGACGAATAACAAATCATCATTAAGGTCTGATGGTGGATTTACGATAATGATGTCGGTTGTCTTTGCACCTGTAAGAGTGAAAGTAACTGAACCTCTAGTAGTTGCCGCTATTGAAGCAGGGTCTACTGAAGCCGTACCGAAATCTAATCCATACACCATGTCGCCAGTTGATGCTTGAATTGCACCGACGGAAACTTCGCCTCTTGAAATACGATTTACTTGTGGCATTTATTCCTCCTAAATAAAGAAGGGAGCGGGACGGTCAAAAGTCCCACCCCCTTCATTGACTAATTAAGCGACGATGGTATCCCAAAAGTAGCCGAGGTCAGCGGAAATGACTTTGTTATCAAATGACATTTCTGCTTCAATACGGTCTGCTTTAATGGATTCCATACGGAACTGTGATGTTCCAATAGTTGCACCTAGTCCACCTGATACGCCAGTCCATGAGAATGTGTATCCAGCGGAAGGTGTCATAAGTCCAGGCTGAGGAGCAACATAAGCAAGAAGAGCCTTCTTACCATGAGCAAAGCCATAGGCTTCTGCGGCGCCTTCAACATTTGTTGCCTTGACTGCCTTAGCAACCATAACGCGAGGGATGTCAAACATTGCGGCTAACATATCGGTTGTGATTGTTTGTGAAGATGTGTACTTAATGCGGTCTACAAGGTCAGGGTGATTCTTTAGTGCCTTGAATACATCGTATCCAAGAACCAAAGTATTCGGTTCCATGCCTGTTGTGCCTAGCATTTCTGACTTACCATTCTCAATATCTGAGATTGGGTCTGAAGAAGCGTAGTCACTCCATTGCTTAGTCTGTCCTGATGTTGGAGTTCCTGCGACACCAGTTACATCGTCTGCCCAAATACCTGTGGTAAAGAAATCAGAAACAAACTGAAGTTCTCTACGAAGCATTAGACGACGGGTAACGAACTCTGTTGCCTCACGAAGAGGATTTAGAGGAGCGTCTGCGTTAGCAACTGTTTGGTCATCGACATCTTTATGGAAAGCAAAGACATCGGCTGAATATGTAGCAGTTGATAGATTGTAACCGCCACCAGCAGACTCAGTTCCAGGCGCACGGCGTTGAGCCTCATCGCGGAACCAGTCATTTTTGGTGTAAACAAAATACTTATCGCTCTTCTTATCGACAGGAATTACTGGGAATACCTTGTCAGCGATAAAGTTTGTTTGGTTTTGTAGGTATGCAACTGAGATGTTTGTCAGAATTGCATCAATGTGTACTGAGTTTATATTTGGCTGTGGCATCTGTTATTTCCCCCTATGCCGCTCTACCTGAGGAAGCACAGTTAATTACGGCAGTCAAAATTTCTGCGTCTGCGGCAACTTCTGTAAGTGCTGTTCCTAAGATGTACTGTGTAGTGGCAGTACCAACAGTAATACTGTCAGCCTTACCAACGGATGTGGTTGAAAGAACTGCGCCCTCAGCAATGGCTTCACCAGCAACTAACTTGGTGCCACCGACAACAAGAATTTCTGCTTCTTGTCCTGAGGTTGGTGCGTTCTGAAGAACTCCGATGGGACGGTCTGTATTAGCCGCGCATGTTACTGCTTCCCCACTTGAATTCATCTTAACGAACCTATATTGCAACGCGGAAAGGTCGGCACCTGCAACGAGGGTGACCTTTACCGAGTAATTGGAGATTTCGTATGCCATGTTTATTTAGCACCTTTCTCGGATAGGTATTGGCTGTAAAGGTCAGGGTTTTTTGAAGCAACATCGGCAATGGCTTGAGCCATTGACTTTGATGCACCCTCTTCAACGGCAGACTTAGCAAGCGTAGTCATACGCTCGTAAGCATTACCTGATTTGAAGTCCGCAGATTTGCCGATTTCTGCAAAAATTGAGGCTGACTCAGCCTGAGCATTAACTGAAGAAAGAATCTCTTCAACACTCTTTGCTAGTTCTGAATCTGTTTCAGACAAGCGGCGAAGCGCTGGTCCTACTTTTTCAGCATTAAGATTGAGATTAGCCCAACCCTTTGTTTTCTCTACTGATTGAGCATCAGCACGGGCTTCACGCTCTTTGCGAAGTTCAGCGGTTGCCTCCTCTGCTTGCTTTTTCAAGTCTGTAATCATTTTGACAACTGATGATGGAGCAGATTTCATATAATCTTTTTTCTCATCTTCGTCGGAATCCATTTTTTTGGCTTCTTCATCTTCAGGTTTCTTTGAGTCCCCGTGAATCGCCATATCACCTTATTCGTCAGGTTTTTTCATTTCCTTTTCGGCGAGTTTGGCTTCGAGTTCAGCGATACGAGATTTTGCGTTCGCTAATTCTTCCTCAACGGTTTTTTCAACCTTATCTTCAGTTGCCTCGGTAGTTTTGTTCTCCATGTCGGAGTCCTCCTTGGTAAGCGATTTGTCGAGAACCCTCTGAACTTCAGATTCGGATGCTGACTTCATTACAAGCCAACCTTCATGTAAGTGCGCTGGATGGTCTACGCCACTCGTTTCCTCAATGGCTAAATTCACCATTTTACGGGTACGGGGTTTTGACATTTATGCTCCTAACAAACTAGAGGCGAGTCTTTTTAGCATAGGGCTAATAAAACTAACCTCGGGTCTTGACAGATGAAGAATACCATAAGTGTAATTACAGGCTTTTTTACTGGTTTGCCATTACCCTTGTCTTGGTCAAGGCTTCAATTAAATTGGGTGAAACCCACATAGAGAAGGGGTTTTCGTTAGCCCAAAAGCGAGCCAATCTAAAGTGATAATCAGAGGCGTCTATTTTTGTCCATACAAAAAATGCTTGAGAATCATTAGGTAGTTCTACTTGAATTCCAGCGTACCCAGGCGGAGTAGTAACGCGATGCGCCTGAAGGTTCATTGATTTAAGAACTTGGATTGTGTCGTCAATAACGCTTAACATTTAACTTATTTCTTCTTTCTAGGATAGTCCATTGTATCCATGTTCCTAGGGTCATCGTAATCTAAGTCCTCAAATTCACCTTCAGAATCATCTTGGTAAGGTACAAAATTAGGCTTAGGATTTTTCTCCTCGGATGAATCCTCACCTTCTGAGTCATCACCTTTGCGCCAATCACCATGACTTGATTGGTCGTGGTCGCCGTGCTTATCTAATTTTTTTTTCTCATCCGATGCGTAGCGATGACCCTCAGGTAATAAATCTTGGTCATAAGGAGAACGCTTAAATCTACCTGTGCGTAAAGCGTGTAAAAATCCATTGACTCTACCAAATGCCCATTGTTCTCTACCTGTCACATTAGGTCTTACTGAAGATGGATTAGATGAGTAAGCGCCAACTCCTCGGTCATAAACTTGTTGTAAAACTGAGAAAGATGTTCGTTTACTTTTAACATCTCCAACTTCCTCGTTATGTTCTTTGACTTTATCTTTTAATGTACTCTCAACTGACTTCTCAACTTTTTTATCTGTCATGCGTAATTCACTTACAGGCTTGGCAACTCGTCTATCTGTTTCTTGTAATCCTGATTCTGTCTCAGCATAAACACGAATAGTGGCTATTGGTTTGTCCTCGGATGCTTCTTCAGATTCATCTGTGCCAGCAATAGAAACTTTGCCACTTGTTTTAATACTCTCAACTTTACCTGTTGCATAAGTTGTGGCTTGAGGTGGTTTCTTTACTGCGTATAAAACTACATCGCCAACATTAACATCTTTGGCTTTTTGTACTGCATATTTTTTCATATCAAATGCCATACGGCGCATACCGTCTGCAATCATAGAAGCGGCGTAACCAGTAACGCCATCAATGCCATATTCTTTTACTGCGTCCTCAATCATTTTATATTCTTGCTCAGGCAAGATTGATAAAGGTCCTTCTCGTAAAATGTCTAAAGTCTTTTTGTCTTTGGCTTTCATTACTTACTTTCTAAAACTAGATTTTATTAAGCGTAGACATTTTGTGACCAACCTTTTTGTCTGTCGGTTTCCCATCTCTGTAAAGAGTAATTAGAACAGCAGGGTCATCATCTGTGCCTTGTAAATTAAAAGAGGAGCCAGGAACATTTAATCTACCTGAACGCTCAACTCTTACAACTTTACCGTTTGCGTTACCACCTGAAGAACCCCAAGAAACCATATCTCCTTGACTTACTGATTTTGCTTTTGTAGCAACTGCTTTATTTATTTCTGAACCTAGGCGGCGCATACTTTCCATAACCATAGATTTTGCGTATCCACTAAGCCCATCAAAACCAAACTTTTTTACATCGTCCTCAATCATTTTGTACTCAGCCTCGTCCATTCCAGCCATAGGTCCTTCTCGTAAAGTCTTTAACATAGCGAGGTCTTTTTTCATACGGTTTCTACTTTCTTAGGTTTTTTCTTGGACGGTGACATTATTGTATCAACATGTACATCGGACACAGTTGGGTCGCCTTTTTCTAAATCAATATCAATAAATAATCGCTCTGCTTTACCACCAATTGAGTAGCCACCAATCTTTCCTTCTGTAACCATATCCCATGCCCAAGGTTCCCAAATAACTCCAAGGAAAACTGTATTAGGTGGATAAGTGTGTTGTGTTTCTTTTCCGTCAGGACTTGTAATAGGAACTGTTAGTTCATGAGGGAATGTCATTACCTCTACCCATTCACCAGCAACTACTTCACGATTATGTTGTAAACGAATACGACGGTCATTAGTTTTTACATAATCCCAAACTGCTCTTTGTAATTCTTCTGAGTCTGTCCACTCTCCATGAGCATCTTCCATATCAGGGATGTACATAGCCCCAAGGGTGTATCGCTTATCGCCCTCGGCTTTTTGTAAATCAAATTTACCTAAGGACTTTGTAGTCTCCTCTGTAAACGCTTCAGGGAAAATCTTCATAACCACTTCTTCAGATACTTCTTGAAAGTCACCTTCGC